TGGTTAAAGAGCGTAAAGACACTTTTTTCCGAGAAATACTTGATTTCTGTAAAGCAAAAGGAGAGCTATCATACATTGAAGCAAAGTATCATTTTGACCGAGAAGTGCTCCTAAGTGAAGATTACTACAACGAATTTGTCGGGTGTAAGATACATGCTAAACATGTTAAAAATCTGTGGAAAAAGTAGTTTACATTGTGTCAGTATTAGATTATAATTGTATAACAAACAAATCAAAATGATTATCATCGACTATAGTGCCATTGCAATTTCAAGCGTATTTTCGCAAAACAAAAGCGGGAAGATTGAAGAAAGCTTTCTTCGCCACACAATTCTTAACAGCCTGCGCATGTATAATCTTAAATATCGTGACAAGTATGGCAAGATGATTATTGCCTGTGACGGCGGAAGTTGGCGCAAAGATTATTATTCACAATATAAAGCAGCACGCCGTAAGAATCGTGAAGAAAGCACAATGGACTGGAAGGAAATCTTCCGCATAGTCAACAGCATCAAGGCTGAGATTGACGAGCACCTGCCTTATACTGTAATTCAAACCGACAAAGCCGAAGCCGATGACGTTATTGCTGCACTTGTAAGCGCAACCCAGGAGTTTGGCAACCATGAACCGGTTATGATTGTTAGTGCTGATAAAGACTTTATTCAATTGCAGCGCTATGATAATGTGTCGCAATGGAGCACCATGACCAAGAAGCTGATTACCGATAAAAATCCATCGCGCTATTTGCTAGAACACGTTCTTAAAGGGGATAGCGGAGATGGCGTGCCTAATGTTCTTAGCGGCGACAATACATTTACTGACGGCATTCGCCAGACACCGCTGCGCGCCGCCAAGATTGATGAATGGATTGCTGCGCAAAAAGCAGGCACTCTGCAGAGCGTTATGCCTGAGGAAACATATCGCAATTATATTCGCAACCGTACAGTGATTGACCTTGAGTGCGTGCCGTCAACAATTCGTGACGCTATTCTTACACAATATGCGGCGGCACCTGTCAAGAACAACAGCAAGATACTAAATTATTTAATAGCCAACCGCTGCAATATTCTTATTAGCTGTGCATCAGAATTTTTTACCAAATAAACATATGATTAGAAGAACACATGAACGATTACCGCATGAGGTATTTGAGCAGTTGGAAAAAACAACCAGCGATCTTGAGAAAGTTGCACTGCTAAGAAACAATCCTACGCAAGCAATTACCTTGATTTTGTCTGCGGCGTTTAATTCAACAATGCAATTTGCATTGCCTGTTGGCGCGCCTCCATATAAAGTGGATACAAATCCGGCAGGTCTGCAGTCATCGCCGTTAAAACAACAAGTACAAATATTACCTAGTTTGCTAAAAAGCAATGCACGCTTATCGCATGTTCGTAAAGAGACGCTGTTTATTCGTTTGCTTGAAGGCGCGCATGCCAAAGACGCTCTTATTTTAATTGCCATGAAAGATAAAAACCTTTCGCAATTGTATCCGTCTCTCACCGAATCATTGGTTCGTGTTGCATTTCCAAATCTTATTTAAATATGACATACACATTTAGGTGCACACTATGCAATTGTGAATGGGATGCTAGATTGAGTATGGCTGATCGAGACGTGCCATTGCGCGAGCCGTGCAGCGCATGCGCAGCAACCGACACAATCAAACGCGTTGTTTGCGCGCCATCCATTTCATATGATGGCGCGCAAACGGTGCTGCAGCGCGCTGGCAGCGGATGGAACGATGTATTGAAAAAAATTCAAAAAGGCAGCGGGCGATACGCAAAGAAAAATATGGAAACCCGTTAACGCATATGCGCAAAAGCAGAAAAAAACAAGCGGGCAACAATCGCAAATCTTCATATTATGACGATTATGAAAGTGACCATAAGAAGCTTAAAAAGAGCAAGTACAATGATAGCCGTACCGACAAGGCTGTTGAAAAGCAAATGTTTATAGACTTCCCGCCCAAATGACAACGCGTAAAACATTTGTACACACGCCAGTATCGCTGGGTTATGACGACCTGGGTGATGCCAGTGTTCCTGGAACACGCTTGTATGTTACGCCGCAAGGAAACACATACCCTAGTATTACAACAGTATTGAGCGTGCGCGGCAAAGAAGCCATCTATGAATGGCGTCGCCGCGTAGGTGAAGAAGAAGCTAATCGAGTCACTCGTCATGCATGTGCGCGTGGAACAGCGATGCATACCATCGCTGAAAAGTATCTTAACAATGAGCCTGATATATACAATAAGGACGAGATGCCTCATGTTGTAGCACTGTTCCGTAGTATTCAGCCTGTTCTAGACAACAATATAGGACGCGTTGTAATGCAGGAATGCCCGCTATATAGTGATCATCTTGGAATTGCCGGAAGAGTAGATCTCGTTGCAGAGTATGAAGGAAAACTTAGTATCATTGATTTTAAAACCAGTAAGCGTGTTAAAACTCGAGACGAGATTAGCAACTACTTCATACAATTGTGTGCATACAGCATCATGTTTGAAGAACGCACTGGTATACCAGTGCCACGAACAGTTATCATTATGGCAGTGGACGACAGCTCAACACCTGTTGTATTTAAAGAAAAGCGAGACTCTTGGACAAGCGAACTGCAAAAAGTAATTAAAGAATACAACACTAAAAAACTATTTGGTCATGCATAACAACAATACAACACAAAATAACAGTAGCATATTGGATATGCTAAAAGGTGGCCCTCCCGACAGCTTTTCAACAGACTATGGTTGTGTGCGTGAGTATTACTTGAGCGATGAAATTGGCCCGCCCGCCGAATATGTAAATTGGTTTCATGAGATTCGCAATTGCAGAAATACTGATACAATTAACATTCATATCAATTGCCCAGGAGGAAACCTATTTACTACAATTCAATTTCTTCAGGCAATGGCCGATACACAAGCAAGAATTGTTGTAAGCGTTGAAGGAGCTTGCATGAGCGCCGCCACACTAATATTTCTTGCGGCCGATGAATGCATGATTACCAACCACAGCATGTTTCTATTCCACAACTATAGCGCTGGCACAGCTGGCAAAGGTGGCGAAATGTATCATGGCATGGTTCATGAGCGCAAGTGGAGCACTGAATTGTTTGAATCCATGTATACAGGATTCCTTACTGACAGTGAAATTGTCGATATGACAAATGACAAGGATATTTGGCTAGATGCAAATCAAGTTCTTGAGCGCCTTGAAAAGCGCGGAAAGCTGATGGAGAAAAAAGCAAAGAAATCCAAAAAAAGCGAATAAAAGTCCTTTACACGTTGTGGTTTCTGTGTATAATAATCTTATAAGGAAATCAAATTATGACACCTAATTTTTATGCTAGTCTCTCAGGCGCGTTGCGTGGCGCGTTGCTTTCACTAAAATACAACCGTGAGCTTGCTTACCTATTGGACAATGATGCGGCTAAGCTAAAAGCGCTTGAAGCAATTGTAGACACCGCCATCATTCAAGCCGAAAAGCAAAGTGTAAAAGAGATTGTTGACGGCGCCCAAAATTCTTAATGGCGCGGCGGTTTTTGTCAGAGCGTAAAACCTTTCTTGTATAAATAAGGTATAGCATGAATACTTACAGCAATATAACTACGGCATATCGCGCAATGGTTAAGGCCGCCTATGACGAAGCATTGGTTGAATCCGCCATGGAGCCCGAATTAGACGAAGCGCTTAAACAAACTTTACCAACTAAAGAAAACAAAGTACGTCTTGAAGCATTTATGAAAAAGCTTAATGCTCTTCGCAATGAGTTTCCAGATGTAGTGATTCACGGAACTCACGATGAGAAAGTTGAAGCACGTCTTCTTGGTGACGATGGTAATGTTGTCCAATACCTTGGTATGAAAATCGATTTTGTCCATAAAGCCTAATATAAACAAACTATAACTTATGAATCCAAATATCTCAATCCCACCAACAGCAGCAGACGCATATCGTGCAATGTTAACTGAAGGAAGCCCGGTTACATTGACTGTTCCTTTTCTTGGCTAT